CATTCCTTTAAATACTAGCTGACCGTTCATCTTCTGAACAGACAAGATGTTGCATAGCTCATTTGCTGGTGAGTCAACTACTGACAACTCCATCAATGAGTATTCTTTAATAAAGCGAACTGTTTTACCAGTTGACTTGTTAACTTCGTTTTCTGAATCTACAATCTTTCCGCCGATTGAGAATCCTGCTAGAGTACCATCAAGAATCTTTTCCCAAGTATCTTGTGCACCCTTTGAAATGTATGCATCTACATAAACGCCATTGTAAAATTCTTTTGTTGCTGGGTCATAAAATGTTTCTGGTCTAAATGAAACCATCTTACCAACTGCATTTGATCCATGCATCTCACGTATGTTGCCACGGAAATTTTCAAATGCTTTTAGACTTGCTTCTGCTGAAACAACGTCGCCTGTTTGATCTAAGTTATCGAGTGTCGCAAAACCAGAGACGGTGCGCTTTTCACGATTGACTTTAGTGAATGGCACAGATAAACTGATGTTATCGCCATGTGAAGACCACAAAGATTTTTCAATATTCATATGCTTAATTTTATAGCGTTATTCACTATAACGCAAATAATGGTTGAGTAGGGCTAGTCGACTTGTCGTCCGTCGCCCTGAGCATTTCTGCCTTCCCCAGAAATATCTGGTGAATTTGCAGACCTTTCGGAATCTCTAGTTCTAGTTTGGCCAGCCTGTGCCCTAACTTCTGCCTGGGCCTGTGGCTTTAATTCTACAACTTTATCTCCACCTTCAAGTGGGACCATGCCCATTCTAATTCTAATTTCATTAGGGGTAACTACCTGCATTCTTAAATATCTCTCATCGATCTTAGATTGAGTATCTTCATCGGTTAGGGTCAATTCATTGAATTTAAGTAATAGGGCATCGGTCATTTCCTGAATAATCTTATTTAATTTCTTTTCTAAATTCATTTGAGCTGGACGACATACTTGCTCTCTAAATGTCTTATCGGCATCTCTTGCCACCGCCAAATTAACTCCTTCTGGAGTTCCAATTTTATTAATTGGTACACGGTGAGATAATAGAATTTCATCTCTATTAGATTTACGATATACGTTAAACGAAGACTCTTGGGTTCCTGCCTCAATTGGCTCCATCTTAAATTCAACCTTTGAATCTGGTGAATCTGGTGGAAGTGGAATATATAGAGACCTGTGGTTCTTACCCCTTAGTCCAACCTGGAAAAACTCAAGTAGCTTGCGCTCTGATTCAGAAGAAAGCTTTGCTCCCTTTACTGTAATAATATATCTTGGTACAGCTTTATTCTCAAAGTAGTCAAGGTTATATTTTCCAGCAAACTCATTTCCAGCCATAGCATTTGATGACGCTACGATATCTGGAATACCATAATAGTTATTTGTTGGAGTGTACTTCTTTAGATGAATAATTTCATTAGGTCTATCTAGTCCGCCTGCGATTGGGTTCTCTGTTTCTTGATCTCCAAAGTTGCGGAAGAATACGGCCTTGCCATAAAGCAATTGAATAAAGCCATCACGAAGACGGCGTACACGCATAGTCTTTGCTGGGATATGTCCGATATATCCTATCTTGCCAGCAGAGGTTCTACCAATTTCGATATAACCATTTCCTGTTGCCTCTACATCTGTATAGGCCTTAATTAAAGTTTCTGTAAATGTTTCTTCTTCGTTACACTCTTCTAGCCACTCATACAAGTCTTGGCGAAGTCTGTTTAACTTTCTACGTGCTCTCTCTAAAGACTTTTCGTCTGTGATATTATCAAATGCTTCTTGTGTTTTTCTTGTTTCAATAAAGTCATGTCCGAGACCTACAATGTTTGAAACCTTAGCGTTAATGGCCGCATAGTTGTATGGAGAAATTTCATAAATAGTTGAAAGGTAATCTAGATTATATGGAGGCTCAATAAGATCGAACATTGCATAGCCAGTAATAGCTTGTGCAAGTAGGTTCTGCTGTGTCTCTGTTCCGTCGATTCCTTGAAATCTTTTTTGAAGGTCACGATTCATTTTTCTTCTAAATGATGCACCAAGGCCAGAGATCTTTGTTAACTCTTCGCCTTCAATTTTAAATGAGTCTGTGCTTGTTGTCTGTATTGGAGAATTAAACTTCATCCAGTCTGCTACGTTAGATATAGCAATCTCGTTAGAATTTTCGTCTTGAACTTCAATCATCTTAGGCCACCCAATTTTTTCATTTCGTCTTTATAGTTTCCGATATCCAAAGGATCTGGAACTAGTCCCCACTTAAGTCTTTGCTGTTGCTCTTCGTATTCTTCGTCATTAATCTTTCGTCTTGCTGAAAGAAATTTAGGCCCGCCCTCATATATACCGTATGAGCGAACTTCTCTAGCCAAAGCATCGACTCTGGATCTATTGCCTTTTCTGGACGTGACCGAAAGAAAGTTCCCATCATCATCTCCAATCCAGCGTCCGTCTGGCATTTCCCAGACATAGATTCCTAGAGTAGACTCTTCTACCTCTGTCTGTCGGACATTTTTAATATTCATAGAAGTTTATTTTACCACCACTTGCTGTCTAAGTCCAGCTTTTTGTCATGCAATGTGACAAAATTATAAGCTTTGTAGCACTACCCAGTCATTATCATAGTACTCTGAAGCTAATTCTGTAACTTGAATGGCTGGATCAGATACTAATGCGGAGGGTCTTCCACAATATAAATTAAAGTGGTCTAAAGCCTCTGAAGATGTAATAGATCTATTATATATTGCTATATTATTATATAAATTATCTGGTCCACCAGAGACCTCATAATTAAATTTAAGCGTTCCAGTAACTGGTGAGGTAAATACTAGAATAATATGATGTGGCTCTCCTGCCACTAGGAAATTGCTTATATTGGTCTGTGAGGTCTTATCTACCCCATTGACGTAAACTTTGCTTATAGAGGCCTTGGAGACCGTTCCTGACCCATTCCAGGCATACTTAGTGCCAGTAGTTGTTTCAAAGAATAATGTGTTTGCCCCTGTTGTTTTAGGAGTAAAAAATAATTCTACTGTATTTATGTTTAATCCAGTATTGATATTAAATCCATATCCTGATGCTGGTCTAATTCCATTTGTATAATGTCTAATTAAAGGAGAATAATTTACAGACCCCACGCTAAATGGATTAGATGAGTTAATATAGTTATTTGAATTATCTGAATATACTAAAGATTCTCTGTAGAATTTAATGGCAAAGAAGGATAGCCTTGGAAGGAACTTGCTGGCATCTGTTGTAGTCATAGTAATTCTTGTATAGAGAAGACCGCTTGAATTAAATGATCCCGCCTTATATTGAGGAATAGCATCTCCATTAACGCATGGCAAATATGTGGCTCCGTCCACGCTTGTCTCAACACTTATTCCTAGATCATTTCTCCATTCAATTTTTGAATTGGTAAAACCGCTCTCTGTCGGAATAAATATAAAGTCATTAATTACAAGAGTTCTGGATGTTGTTGTTTCTGTTGGGATAAAAGAGATATATTTATTTTGTTCATCATAGTATGTGTTTGAGTCTAGTAACTCTTTCCAGTCTCTAGATATTCCATAAATATATTCAAAGTCTACTCTGTTATTTGCGTCTGAGCAAGAGAACAGTTGTCCCTGTTCTGGCTGAACTACATGTATCGGCTGGATATAAAAATTAGCATCATTATAATGTCTTGCAATTGAGGTTGCTGGAAGACCGTATCTATATACAGCAGGAGCATCTACTATAAAAGAATCTCCAGCATCTGACGTTGGGCCAATCTGCAGGTCTAAAGCAGTATTTGTAAATTTAAAATTTGAATCTATAGACTTTACCGCAACCTGCTTGCCATCAATAAACAGCTTAATTGAATCTACTGAATATACTCCAGCAAGGTGTACCGCTTTCTTTGAATATGAAAGTGCCCATCTTATCTGCTCTGTATTTGAAACCTTAAATACAATATCTCCTTTTTCCCAATATAGACCAATGTTATCTGTTGTGTCCGCAAATAGGGTGGTAAGATTTGTAGATTGAATTGACGGGCTTACCCAAAGTTCTATCGTAAAGTCATTATCTGAAGAGTATTTATTTCCAAGCCCGTTTGAAACAGATGAGCCATAAAAGTCTTTTGATGTTGGTACTGTTATATAAGCAGTATT